GGATCTTTAGCTATGCTTTTTAAAAATTGTATTAAATTCATATCACAAATATAAAGAATTTTGGGAGAGCATAAAGCTCCCCCAGAACTCTAATTTACATATTACGAAGTTGTAATACCGGCAGCTATAGAAGAGCCACCATGCATCATTACATAAAATCCTCCTACAAAAACTAGCTCAATGTTATCGCCAATTTCAGCACTAGTAGAAAATTCTACATTAGAAACTTCTGTTCCTCCTGTACCAGCACCAATATCGCCTCCGACATCTTTTGCAGGTCCAGCAATAATTGCAGATCCAGCAGCTATTGTAATCTTATTAGCTGGAGTTACTTCTGTGTTTACAAATCTAAACCACATTCCTTCTTGAGCTTGAGCAGCTGTAGGTAACGTAATTGAATACGCTCCAGCAGATGCATCATTACACAAGAATATTTTTCCAGAATCTTCTGCAGTTAATGTTCTTGCAGAATTAACTGTTTCTACAATATATGCTTGTCGCAATTTCGGAACAAAGACCGCCTCTTCTCCAGCAGCTAAACTGCCACCTGTGCTGTCTGTTCCAGTTAAAAAACCACTTATTGCGGTTCTTAATTTATTAAAATCAAATTTTATTGCCATTTTTCTAAATTTATTAAAGTTATTAAAAAGGAGGCCTGCATAAAGGCACGATCTTCTACAGACCTCCGTTAGTTATTCAATTATGATATAACTGCTGGTGATATATCAGAAATACCAGATTCAAAATTAACATCAACTAATAAAACGTCTCCATGACTTGATTGATTAGCTAATTTCAAAATTCTATCTACTATTTTTGATTCTTCTCCAGAAACGCACGTTATTGTAATTTTGTCGTCTGTATCACCATCAGCACCTCTTCCAGTAACATAAAATATTACTGCAGTGTCCGATGTATCAACATATTTAATGTCTTCTACAGCTACATACAAAAAAGTACTTGCAACGTTTGCGCTTGAGGCTACATCGTTAAATTTAATATATTTTGCCATTTTTTTAAATTTTAAAAGTTAATAATTACGATGCACTCAATATACCACAAGACAATGGGTTTCTAACTACGATTCCAGTTTCTGAAAGCACGTGTGCTTCAAATTTGTCATCAGCGTTAGCAGCCAAGATTGCTTGTTGGTCATATGGGTTAACCATACCAGCTACATACTTCTTAATCATACTTCTATTTACTCCTTCAGCTCCTTTAGTAACCATCTCAATGTTAGAAACACCAGAAGTTCTTCCGAAGTCTAGGAATACCATTTTTGCAGACTCTTTTAATCTGTTGTCACCAAACGAGTTAGTTCCACCAGCAAGAGAATGTAAATTTGGATCATCAAATACAGGGCAGTGTGCAATAGTAATTTTATTACCCAATGCGCTGTAAGAAACAAAGTTAGCACCTAAATCAATATCACCACTAACACCATTCATTGAACCACCAGTAAACGAACCAGCAGGTGCAACAATAAGGTCTTTCATAGCTCTATGGAATGCTAATCTTCCTTCTGTACCAGTCATTACAACATACTCATTACCTTCAGCAGAAGTTGCATTAAGAGATATCTTAGCGATAAACTCAGTAATGATATCTTCAGTTAAAGATCCTAAAGTATAAGATGCTTGGTTAGATGAATCAATCTGTGCTAATAAACCATCACCAGTAACAATAGAAGTTGCTAATGTTCCTGATAATCCTGTAGCAGAACTGACAATACCGCCTGGTCTTGCAACAGTTGTAGTTTCGTTAGTGATTGATTTTCTACCGTACCATCTTTGTAATTCTTGTTGGTACATAAATTCATCCATCATCATTTGCTCTTTGGTAAAGTACCAAAGTCTAGAACCATTGTTTTCAATCCAAGAAACATCTGTAAGGTCTTTACCTGAAACAGAAACTTTCTTTCTCATTGTAGTTAAATAGTTCTTATGTGTTGAAGGATATACGTAGTTTTCACCTACATCTGCACCATTAGATCCATTTGGAAATGCAGATCCAATAGAAGCAACAATTGCTCCAGCTTGAATATCACTTAGTTTTAATGGATTAGCAGTACCATCTACCATTTCAAATTTAACAACAGCAGATGCGCTTGTAACAACAAGCCCACTACCTGTTGCTGCTCTTGCAACATCGTTTACAGGATCTTCTACTACAATCGCAGTAGCTCCTGATTGAAATCTTACTAAGTCAAATTTGTTTAGGAAACTTGCATTTGCAAATCCAGCAGTAGTGTAAATTCCTTCACCATCAAATGATAAAAAGAATTGATCTCCATTTGCGTCAGCACTTGTTAAAGTTTGTCCTGATACAGCAGCAGCTCCTGAACCAGCAGCACTATTTACAAATGTTACACCATCAGTTGAAATCCAACCATTAGAAAATGAAGGAGTGTTATATCTTCCCATAACCTTCCATTCAAACGAATTGTCCCCAAGGACTTTTTCAGCTGCGAATCTACCAGTTCTTTCTAATAGATATGTAGCAGCATAACGAGGATACTGTTGAATTAAAGTTCTAGCAATCTCTGGGTATTGCATTAGAGCTGTGTTCAACGCATTCTCGGCCGTAGTACCTGAACCATAGGTACCTGTATAAACTCTAGCCATTTTATTATTTTTAAATTAATTAAACATTTTACTTTGTCCAATTAACTTTCAACTCTAAGCAGTCTTTGACTATCTCATGTAAGCCTACTTGCCCATGAACGCTTTTGGATCAAACGCACCGTCTTTTATTTTATATTTCGGTTTGCCTTTTCCAGTATTCAGGCTTGGAGATACAATGCTATCCATGATAGCGGCTTTGCCATCTTCCAAACCTTGAGAACGAAGAATTTTTTCAATTTGCTTTCGGTAGAGCATAAACATTGCAACGTCAGCTACATTGGCATGACTGCTGTAAATGTCATTCATCATCTTACCTGTGGCATATTTATATACCTCTTCCTTCTGTTTTTTGGTTACTTTCCCGCCCATGAACTCATTCATGTTTTTGATTGTGTTTTGTAATTCTTTTTTAGCTTTTGCTGCACCCTCTTTTCTTTGTTTTTGTTCAGCCTCAGCTTGTTTTTTTGTTTGAGCAGTTTGAGTTTCAATAGCATTGTTGATTACTCTTCTAATGCTTTTTGCTTTTATTTTAATCATACCTGCATCTTCTAGTTTGTCTAAAGACTCTTCTATTTCACCAGCATCCATACCGTCTGCTTTGAGTTCTTCAGCAACTAGATCTCTATCATTAAATGATAGGTATCGTCTAAGTTCTGAAACCTGTGACGTGTCTGCAACAGGTGTTTGGTTTGCAAAACCATTTATTATTTCAAGGAGCTCGTCTTTTGATTTAGCCTCAAGATTAAGTTCTTTAGAAACTTTTTCCCAATCTAATTCATTAGTTTCAATCTTCTCTTTGGTCTCATCAACATCTTCTTGATCCCAATTATAGACCTCTTCTTCATCTTTATTTTCTTCTTCTACTTTAACAGAATCCCAAGAAAACCCTTCTTCTTGCTCTTCTTGTTCCTTTTCTTCTGTAGCTTCGTTTTCTTCTTTGGTTTCAGTTTCAGTAGCTTCAGTAGACTCAGTTTTTTCATTTGATTTTTCTGTTACTTCTGTTTCTTTTTCTTCCACATAGTTATCTGTTGTGAATGCTAGTGGATTAAATTTCTCTTGTGTTTCAGTAGACTCAGTAGTCTCTGCAACTAATTTTGATTCTTCTGCCATTTTGTTTTATTTTTATTTGCAAATATAATAAATTTTATATTCTTTCTTTTGCTTCTTCTACTTGCCTTACTGTTGATGTACGTGGCGTTTCCTGACTAAGTGAAACATCAAGAGCTTTTTTGGTCCTGTCTGATGATTCTTTTGCATCATTAATATCACGTTGTGCGTCTGTCTGTAACTTAGCCACATCAACTCTTGACTGTGCGCCAATCTGTGCTACATCTCTTTTTGCTTGATTATCAATTTCTTTAAGCTGTGCTTGTTTCTGCAGATCAGATTGTTGAGCTTGTTGCAGGGCTTGTTGTTGCTGCATAGCCACTTGCTGTTGTTGCATTTGCTGCTGCTTCATTACATCCATACCTTTTTCTAAAACTTTTTCAGCTTCAGTAAGTGTGTCAGCTTTTAATACTTTGATAACATTAAGTAAATCAATGTTGCCTGATTGTAAGGCTGCTTGTGATAATTGCTGAACTACTTGTTTCATTGCATCGTCTTTACCGCTGTCACCTACATATAATCCAAAGTCTTGTAAGGCTATATCTGGCATTACATTCAAAAACTTGTAAGCCCCATCACCTAATATCATTGCAGCTTTTTTACCACCAGCCCAACATACTTTCATTAAATTACAAAGTCTTTCTAATACTCTTTGTTTTACTTCAGCGTGTGATTTGAACCAGCTTTCTGTAATTGTTGCTGACTGGATTACACTTCTTTGTACGTTACCAACATATTCATATTGACCAACCGCTCCTTCTCTTTGTCTGGATACTCCAGATATTTGACCAGCCATTTCTTCTAACATCATCTTAAGATTTATCAACTGCTGTACTGACTGAGATAATGTAAAGTCTATTTGCTGAAATTGATTAAATGAGCTAACTTGATTACCCTCATCTTTTGAATTTATTGGTATAATACCATCAGTTTTCAAATGATACAATACAGTCTGTATATCCATACCAGCGTTAGTTGGTAATTGTGATACATCATATACTACAGCCTTACCACCTGATCTAGCCATAGCTAACTCAATTTGATAAATAACTATATTATAAAGCATCTGTATATTATCCAGTAAATCTACCATAGATACACTTTTACCTGTAGTGTTATTATATATACAGCCAACATATGATAAAGGACTTGTTCCTGGATCATCCACACTACGAACTTGATTACTTCTACGTCTAGCTCTAATTAAAATTTTGCCTCCGATCTTAGTTGCTTCCCATATATCATCTACATATTTTACCTCAACTACTTCACCTTTTCTTGCTTTGTATGTATCTTTTACTATTTTTCTAAATGGTCTATTAGGATCATATTTGTTTTCAGATACTTTGTACTTGATAGCTCTAAGTGATTTCCACTCACACTGTATTACACGTATTCTAGTTTCTTTACCATAACCTGCATCAATCCAATCAAAGCTAGCATTGTACTCACTATACTGATCAGAATTGTAATATGCATTACGCATGTTTTCTAATTCTAAAAGATCTTCTTCTGTAAGCTCTTCTTTGTATTCATCATTGATTTCATTAACTGACATATATCTTTCCTCACCAACCCAGTTAGCTTCGTCAATATAGTCTGAGTGTGCAGAAGCATCAAATACAATTTGTCTTGGATCTACACGCCTAACAAATGGATCACCATTTTTAATTTCAACTTTGTAAAACTCTTTACCTGTAACAAGTAAATCTCTAAATCCTTCTTTGAATATATCTTTTACATTGTATCTATTTATCACGTACTCCAAACCATCTTGCGCAGTTTCCTCTACCATTTCACGATAGTTGTACTTCATGTATGTTTCAATATCCTCTGGCACAGGCATACCTGTTCCTTGTTCTATAATGCTAACGCCTTGTTGCTGTTCAAACTCATCATGTATATCTTGCAATAAAGCTCTCATTGTTATAGCTACTTTATGATCTAGCTTTCTTATGATAGCATCTTTATTGATCGTAGTAACTTTCATATCAAGTGGTCTCCTGATTTCTTCTCCAACTAATAAATCAATTTTAGGTGTGATGATTGGATAGTTTACAAGTCTTGCAGGATAGGTTAATCCATACTGTTCTGTAATATAGCTGTAATCTTGTTGATTTACTTGTCCATTATATATCAAATAGTTTCTAATGTCTTTTGTTCTGCCTGACAGATAAAACCCATCATCATATGACATATAACTTATAATAGAATCTAAAACTTGTTCGCACCACTCTGGTGTTTTTTCTGCTTCAGACAATAC